GTGGAAGGCACTGAGGAGGCAAGGAAGATTATTGCCAAGATGGAGCCCAAGGTTATTGCCGAACGGCAAACACAGGATTATCGCATCATGCATTACAGGATGATACGTAATCAGATTATTGACTTTTCTGAATGGCCATCAAGACAGCTGCCAATCATCTTTGTGGATGGCGACAGCTATTATCTGGAAGGCCGTCAGTATACGAAGAGTTTTATTCATGAAGCTAGGGATGCTCAGAAATGCGTTAACTATTTCGGAAGTGAAATCGCAGCGGAAGTCAAGAATAGACGCCGTGAGCAATGGCTCGGCACTCCTGACAATATTAGCGGTTACGAGCAGGACTGGCGTAATCCTGAATTACAGATGGGCTTATTGCGTGCTAAGCCAGACCCTAAGACTGGACAGATGCCTGTCAAGCAACCACCTTGGGACCTTAGCCCTGCTATTATGCAAAACTTTCAGAGAGCAACCCAGGATATACGAGAAATACTTGGATTTAGTGAGAACGAAGCATTACAGGGACGCGATATTTCTGGCAAGGCAAGACGCGAGCGTAAACTAGAAGGTTCGATGTCAGCCTATGTTTATTTTGACAACATGAATCAGGCTGTTGAGCAGGGCGGACGCGTTGTTAATGATTTGCTTCCTTACATCATTGGTGATGATGAAAGAACGATGGTTATTAACAAAAAGGATGGCAAATCTGACTCAGTTACAATCAATGAGAGGAAAGATGATGGCACTCTTAAAAATGATCTTGGAATTGGTGATTTCGACGTTGAAATTGATACTGGACCTTCCTTCGCGGTTCAGAAGGAAATTGCCCTTGAGTTCCTTCAAACTACGCTTGCTGCAAACCCTCAGGCATTCCCACTTATCGCTGATCTTTGGGCTAAAAACCTTGACGTACAGTTTATGCCTCAAATGGCAGAACGGTTCAAGACGCTTGTTCCTCCTGCAATTCTGGCGAAAGAAGAAGGAAAAGAACCCCCTGCACCCAGACCAGACCCGCAACAAATGATGATGCAGATGGAAATGGCCTCCCGTCAGGCTGATATCAAGAACAAGATGGCGGAAGTGCAGCTGAAATCTGAAAAACTCCAGCTTGAGAAGGAAAAGGCTCAGCTTGACAAGGCTGAACTGATGCTTCGCGCGCAAAAAGATCAACAGGAAGTGCAGCTTAATATTTTTGATCATCAGCTCAATCTTGAGAAAGCGAAAGTGACCCATGGACTGGATCACAAGAAAACCGATCTCGATTTCAAGCACAAGATCATGGGAATACTGGCTGACGTCTATAAACATGAGTCTGGCATGGAGCACGAGAAAAATACCAATACACCTGATGAAGCTTAAAAACCACTAGATGTAGTGGTGTATTAATAACCACATCGGCCTAAAATGGCAGTAATAACTTGTTCAGGATGAACAAGGGGCTAACGAACAGCCTTACGTTCGGGGCAAAGAATGCCGAGTGGAGTCGATATGGAAAGTCATCAGGATATGTCGGGTAACGACACGGAAAATGTTGGAGCTCAAGAAGGTGTGGCCGATCCCATGGAAGGTGCAAGTCAGGAAACTGGCGAAACCGAAGGGAACGAAAACAAGGGTGATCCGCTTTACGTTCAGAAGCGTCTGAAACAACAAAAGCGGGCTCATGAGAGGGAAATTCGTGAGTTGCATGCAAGGATGGAACATATGCAATCGCAGTTACAGCCAAACCAGTCTTATCAGCCACAACAGAATCCACATGAAGCCCCGCAAGGTGGTGGAATGGATGATGCGATTCACAAGGCAGTTAGCTATGCGCTTCAACAAAAGGAAATGGAAGAGCGTAAAGCTAGGGAAGCTCAGTCACAACAGCATATTGCCAAGCAATATGGCGAATTAAATCGGCATCTGGATGCAACTGCAGACAAATACGATGATTTCGATGATGTTGTACGCGGAGAAGCCCCATTTACAGCCCATATGCGTGACGCAGCATTAATGTTACCTAAAAAAGGCCCAGGCAGTGCAGGTGAAGTCCTGTACAGACTAGGCAAAAATCCAGAAGAACTCTCCCGTATTGCAAAACTCCACCCAGTAGATCAGGCCAGCGAATTAGTTGCACTGAGCCATGCCTTGATTTCAGGCGGTGAGAACAAGCAATCACAGTCTCGTCCATTAGGACAAATCAAGTCTAACCCAGTCGTTAATACCGTTGGCGTCACCGAAAAGACGCCCGTGTCAGATATTCGGGCAAGGATGAAGAAAGGCGATTTCAAGTAATTGAATCGTTCTCTCTAACGGATTCATTAACTCTAGGATGGAGTGACTGGCAATGCCCAATCAATTTATTACGACCCAACTTGTTTCAAACACAGCCTTGGCCATGTTTGCAAACAATTCCCCATTTGTCATGACTGGTTCCAGAATTTATCAGGATGATTTCCAGAATTCTGGTTACAAGATTGGCGATACCCTGCAAGTTCGCAGACAAAACAACTTCATTGTTGGTGACGGCTCTACAGCTGTTCCGCAAGATATTATCGAGACAGTTGAAAACATCACTGTGGCTCACCAATATCACGCCTTGATCGCTTATACCGTTCAGGATTTGACATTGCGTATTGAAGATTTCAGCCGCATGTTTATTCAACCAGCGATTCAAAACATTATCACCCAGATGGAACGTGATATCTGTGCTGATGCCGAGCAAGAATTATATTTCTTCCAGGGCGCAGCCGGTACACCAATCAATAGCTTCAACACTGTTGATCTAGCTGGTGCGAAATTACTTGAGCAAGGCGTTAACATTGCATCAGATGCCTATCTTGCAATGACAGTGCGTGATGGTTCATCCCTGAAATCTGCATTGTTAAACAACTTTACTCCAGTATTTAACGAAGAAATTGTCAGACAATCTGCAATTGGACACTTATCCTATTTTGATATCTTCCAATCCCAGAACATTGTCAGACATACCGCCGGTGCAGGTCCAACCCTTCATCCTGGCGATACATTGACAGTAAACGGTACGGTTGCCTCAGGTAATACGATTGTTCTAGCCGGCGCAACAGCTGGTGTGACCAACTACTTCCTGCCAGGCGATTTGATCAGCATTGCAGGGGTTCATAGTGTTAACCCACTATCCCGCGCATCCACTGGTCAGGATATGCAATTTGTGATCACTGCACCTGCTAACTCAAGCGGTGGTGGTGCTGTCACGATTACAGTTTCCCCAGCCATCATAAGCTCAACCTCAAGCCCATTACAGAATGTTGACGGCCCTGTGCTCACAACCTCTGCAGTGACAATGGTTCCGAGCTATAACGTGAACGTAGCTTATCCAGCCCGTGCGCTCGATATCGTATGTCCACCGCTCTACAAGCTACAGGTTCCATATGCATCCGTTGCAGTAGACCCTGAAACTGGCCTGTCACTCGCTGTTACGCAAACTGGCGATATCCTTGGGTATCAGAACTTGATGCGTATCGACATCCTGTGCGGCTTTAAATGGCATCCTCAATATGCCGTTAAATTATTGTCATAAGGAGAGTAGACATGAAAGACAGATACGATGGTGCACCAGGCAAGGATGCTGCATTGGCGAATACTCGCCAGTCCCGTCACGAAGCCCAGCACATGGCAAAAGATTCTTTTGTCAAGCGCGAACAGGCTGCAACGGACAAATATGCGGGCAAAAAGCCTGTCATGAAAGCAGATATGTTCGAATTTAATGCAAACATGCAGAACAATGGTGCATGGGCGCAAGAATTCGGAAGAAAACTGACTGCAGGTCTCGACAAGGTTGCATTTCCTGTAGATGGAACTGGCGACGACTCCTAATGTCCAGTAAATGAGGAACAATCGACGTACTGTTGGTGGTGCGTCGATTCCTTGGATATGACATGGAGGCAACGGAATGCCGCAAGTCACTCGTACAACAAATGATGTGATTGTAAATGCCCTTTATTTGCTGGGCGAGCTTGGTGTCGGTGAAACTCCGGACAACTTCATGCTGACAACGGGTCTTGAGCTTTTGAATGAGCTCCTTGACAAGTTCTCGTCTGACAGTATTTACATTCCATTTTTGACAACCATTGATTTTAACTTTGTTGTTGGAATTGATACCTATTCCATATCCGTCATGGTGCCAGCTGATATTCAGCAAGATCGTGTTGTTGATCTTTCCTTTGCAATTTATTTTGTTCCGG